TCAAACGTTTTTTATACCCACTACCTTGCGCTTGGGGCATCCTTGGGACACAACGTCAGAAAAACTGCTATTCAGCATTTCCACCTGGTTGCGGTCCATCTCTCCGATCCACTTCGAGTAAATCTCATAAACCATCTTCGCGTTCTCGTGACCCATCTGTCCGGCGATAAACGACGGGTTAGCACCGGCAGTTAATAACCAGCACGCAAAAGTGTGGCGCGACTGGTAAGGGCGCCTGTTCCTGATACCTGCCTTCTTTAATCCAGCCTCCCAACTATACCCCAGAGACTGAGATCCGTAATACTTCGTTTCCCCGCGCCAGTTTTTGGGCGGGATAAACACGAACCGCAGTTTTTGTTGTTCAGTTAAACCATGTTCGCGGTGATGGAAGGTGATTTCGGTTTTGCTTAATGCGCCAGTTAGCTTGAATTGCTCCCTTAAAGCGTTCAGCGCAGGCTCAAGCAGGGTTACAGTTCTGATCCCCGCTTCGGTTTTGGGTGGCACAAACAGCCCCTCATTAGTCTGATTACGCCTGACGTGAAGCTCACCCTTATCAAGGTCCACATCTTCCCAGGCTAAAGCTGTAAGCTCTCCATGCCGAAGGCCGGTAAAGATAGCTGTAGTCCAGAGTAAAACATAACGAGGAGATAGCGCTTTTATAAAACCTTCGAACTCACTCTGGAGAAGCGGATCCGGGTCTCTCCTGGAGCGTTTGAGCATCTTTATACCTTCGTGCGGGGTATGCTCGATAAAACCGCTCAGGTTAGCCAGTTTGAGCAACGCAGTCAGGTTGTTCATCAGGCCGTTGACCGTGGATACTGCACGACCTTTTCTTTTTAACCAGGGCGCATGATCGCAAAAGGTGTTTCCCGTTAACAGCGCGTTTCTGTAATTCAACAGATCGGTATGCTGAATATCTGCAATATGCGTATTACTTCCGACGATAGCGCTAAGTGTTGCTATTCGTGATTCTGCGCCTCTGTATGATGCAGCTGAAACCTCAAGCTTTTTGGCATCAAGGTAAACTTTGCATAATTCACCAAAGGTTTTAACTTTTTGTGTCGTGGTAAATTTTTTAATCGCTTTTGATTCAGGAAAGTGCTCTGCATAGTCAAACTTCCCCTGCTGAATCTCACTTACTATTAAAGTACGGAGGTTACCAGCCTTTCGTATATTACTATTAGATACAGTCCAGCCCCGCAAAACTTCGCGGCACCGTATGCCGCGATATAGAAAGCTAATTCTTATTCCCTTCCCATGCAGCTCTACGCCAGCTGGCATATTCATTATGTTTCCCCGACAAGCCTATTAATCCTGGTGTAGTTGTAGAGAAGTGTTACCCTTCCTTCTGAAGCTTCGGGGTCAGGTGAGTGCTTCTTATAATGAACCCCCTCAATCCATCTCCCCTCCCGGTAAGATTTAATTTGCCGGGGAGTCATATACATCTTCGCTACAATTCCCTTTTCCATCACCCATTCATCTTCTTGAGTAATATCGGCCATAAATAACCTCATGGCCGGGAAACTATAATCAGTTCCCCGGTTTAATGTTGATTATTGGAAATCATCTCAGTGCGTGCGGTCGTATTCTGCAATTACTTCCATAGCTTCATCAGCTGTATACATGGAGGCAGGGGGGGTTATTCCCCTGATAAAGTCGTCTCGATCCCGTTGCCGGTGTCTTAGCTCAAGGTCGGCGATGCGCGCCTGCAACTCCTCGCAGTGGTCCGTTATCCCACGGCATTGAGTTTTCCAGTAGGCTTCCATCCCCTGTGCCTTCTCCAGCACCTCTACCAGCGCGAGGATGTTGGCAGGGTTAACCAGGGCAATGAACTCTGCATTCGCTTTTGCCCTGCGCTGACCATCAAAACCAGTCCACTTAACGATATTTCCGCAGCGGGTATCATCCGGCGTATGTACTGAAAAAGTCACGGACGCTGTATCAGTAAACGCTACCCATTGGCCCGGCGTCGCTTTCTTTGCTGCCGTGCGCATACGCTGCACCAGTCTGGTGATATTACTCATCGTGCAGCCTCCGCGCGAAGTGCGCTGTATGCGCGTAGTACGTGAGGTGTTTTGCCGGAAATAACCGTTTTTAAAATATAGAATCCGCTACGCTTAGCGCGAACGGAAGGAGCAAGAAATAGTGCTGTATCAACGGCGCGGTTATGAAGGCGGAATTCAAACACCGTGCTGGTAATCGTGGCTATGGCATTGAATCCATCATCATAGAATTCTATTTTCATGATTGTGATTTCCTGTCTTTGAGTTGATTGTATTTTTCATGGCTCATAACTTCCCAGCATGTTCCGTTATTGCGGGATAATAAACGCCATTTTCTGCCAATCTTTAAACTTAAATTCCCGCATTTGATTCGGCATGGTTTTAAATCTCCCTTGCTGTACAAGCTCAGAACATGCGATGCCTTTTCATTTACATGCGATGGAATACGGTTGGATATGATTATCATCCGTCACCTACCAGCGCTTGTGGGCCAGGTGTCCAGGGCGTGACGGCAAGTTCTTACGAAACGAGGAAGCAGCAGCGGAGAGGGCTATTTTCTGCTTTTCTTTCTCATTGCATACCGGGCAGAAATAAAAGTCTCTCCGATAAGCACCTCTGCCAGAGGGGCGGTATTGCAACTCATCGCGAGCAAAAGAACCGCCGCAACCATGACAGTGCAACTTTAATTCTTCCATTTACATATCTCCGGTTGAATTTAATGTGTGTTCATACCTGCCAGTTAAGGCATTAAATAAAAGATGATGGTATTAGTAAGATACTTTGGTATTTATTTTATAACGTACATTGCCAGAGTTTGCGTTAACAGAAACCAAATCGCCATACATGTCATAATTCAAAATGACATCATTGAAATTCAGGGTTGAGAGAGATTCTTCGCGACCGCAAAACATAAAATCTTCTGCGTGCTTTGCTTTCTCAAAAATATCTTTCATAGACGAAAAAGCTTCGGCCCACATTTCACCATTGCCAATAAATTGCGCAATAGCCAGCTTGCTTTGTGCTGCTTTAAAAGCCGGGTTACCATGCAGTGAATTAGCCATTGAGCACCCCTTTGATATACATAATTTCGAGAGCCAGCCCAACCCACAAAAGCACACTAATAGCTAGCACGATAACCAGTGAACGAATGCCGTTTCTGCTCATAGCGCACCCCAGCACTGAACGCTTACCGATGCGACCGCAAATAAAAACGGAACAACCTTCAACCAGAACCGGCGCCATGCTGGTTTGTCTTCGTCTCGAATCATCTCCTTACCCTCATGCGTATTGAGTACCTAACAGACCTTGGAATGCAGTGCCGGGTGCCTCCCGGTGATACCAGCCAGTTAACAACTGGTATCGGCAGCTTTCTTTCCACCCCACTTCGGGAAACAAGTGGTGCTGCTTTAACTGAACCGCGTGCGCATAGCCGCATTCACTGCATTGCAAGGTCTGTAGCTTTTAGCCTTCTGGCGGCCAACCGAACGTTTAACCTATCGCACCGTTGTGTTGATAAGTAGAAGAATACAACATAAAGTAGATTGGTCAATACCCAAAGTAGAGATTTGTGTCCACTTTAAGTTGCTTTTGTGAATGGCGGGCACAAAAAAACCCAGCCGGACTGGGTTTTGTTAGTTGTAGGTATTAGCTATTTTTTTTCAGGATCTGCGTACTCGCTATAAAATTCTAGGAGCTTCTTATAGCGGATCTCAAAAGCTAGAAGCATGTTGTTAGCTTCTGCATCGGGGAATTTTCTAAATACCCGGAGCAAGCGCTTTTCCTCATCACTTAGGTTGGCGAACTCTGATTCATCATGCTTATCGTAATGGGAAGCGGTGCCGGTTTCCGGAACAGTGTCGGATTCAATGCCTGCCTCAGTAGCTCCGTAGTCCAGCCACGCAGGAGGTACGTTTAACCATTCCGCAATTCTTATCAGTTTTTCATCGCGTGGCTTGGCCGTGCCGAGCGTATACCGCCTAGCCATTTCGTAAGTTACTTGCCCCGCCAGACTTAACTGCTTAACAGACAAGTTTTTTTTACTCATCTCTAAGTTAAGTCGATCTGCGAAGTCTTGGTGTTTATTCGTTTTTTCTACCATAGGTAGAAGATTACGGCAGAGCGTCTTTTTAGTCATTTCTATTTTAAGTAGTTGCAATTCTCTACTTTGTGTAGCATTCTCTACTTACCAACTAACAGGAGGTAAGAATGCCTACATCATACAAAAACATTACGGAAAAGGCCGTTAAAGCGATTGGTAACGTGTCCTGCGTCGCCCGTATGTTCAACTTCAAGTCGAGTCAGTCTGTAGCAAATTGGATTAACCGTAATTGTGTCCCCAGCGATCGTGTTATCCCGCTCTGCCGTATGGGGGGCTGGGTAGTCACGCCTCATGAACTTCGCCCAGATCTTCACCCCACTCCACTTAGTGGGCTTACAGAAGAAATTATCACCAAGCGTCGGAAGGAGTCTGATTGATGGAAATCAAACACGAGCATGTTGAAATGGTTCTGCTGGCCTGGGCTGCGGAAGTTGGTCAGGCGTTCGCGGCAAATGCTATCGCTGAGGAATATGTACGTATTGGCGGCACTCAGCTGCGCCTGGTGCCGGGGAAAACCTGGAGTAACCAGCAAAACATTTTCCACCGCTGGCTGAAAGGTGAGACCGAACTACAGCGAGAGAAAATCCGTTTGCTGCTCCCAGCAATCTTGCGCGTTCTCCCGCGTGAAATCCGTCATCGCTTAAGTATTTACGACACCATTGAACGCCGGGCATTGCTCGCAGCTCAGTACGCCATTGGAACGGCTATTGATGCGCACGATGACGCGATCGAGGCCGTATACAGCAAGGCGTATCAACCTGGCGCTGTTGAAGTACCGAAATACCACTGATTCCGGAGATGACTATGTGTAACCAGTCTGCTGCTGAATTGATTGCACGCCTTAAAAAGGCTTATCCGGCGTATGTGCCATCCGAAGGGGATTGCGAGAGTAACGGGATACCCAAAGGCGGCAGCACGCTTTCAGCACAGACACAAGGGGCACATGGTGACGGTACTCACGGCAACTGAGAAAGACGTTTCCTATCGGAGAGACTGCGGAACTGTTGGCTGGATGGGGTTACGTGAGTTTTTACGGCTACACAATGAGGTTTTGGTATGAGCAATCAGGTCTTTGAAATTGTTCAGGCCATGTCAGGGCAGGGGAACAGCATAACGATTCCCGGTCCCTATCTGGATTTATTTGCTGGAGACAGGCAGCAGCATTTGCTGGCAGCGATTCTCAATCAGCTGGTGTTCTGGTCGGGTAAGTCGAGTCTGGATGATGGCTGGTTTTACAAGGAGCATGCGGCGCTTGCGAAAGAGGTTCGCGCTAAAGATGGCGATGTTGTCCGAAAAGCGATGTTCAAAATTACGGGTCAGTACCTTTCTGGCGTAATCGAAGAAGAGCTTCGCCAGGTGGGAGGAACACCCAAAAAGCATTACCGAATTGACCAGGAAGCGCTCATTTCCCGGATATTCCCGCAAATACTGGATTCGGCTCAAGAGCCGAATGGGAATAAGTCGCTGAAAGTAATGGAAACGGCTTATAAGCCGAATGGAAACGGCGCAAAAGCCGAATCGAAGCAAGTTGTTGAAAGTAATGGAATCGGCTCACAAGCCGAATGCATTCGCCCCAAGAGCCGAATGGAAACGGCTCATGACCCGAATCCTGGAATCGGCTCTCAAGCCGAATCCTATCTCTATACAGATCTTAAAAACAGATCATTACATACAGATCTTAAAAACCACGCGGGAGAGTTTTCTCCTGTGGATAACTTTTCTGAATCGACTCAGAAAACTGTCATCCCGGCAGCAGTTATTCCTGACGCTACCGATGACGATTTCGATCTCGCTACGTGGTTCTGGTCGACCATCATCGAGCTTTACGAACGCGCAGCAGAGTTCGACGGCACTTTGGCAAAACCGAGAGAGCCAAACTTCGCAGCATGGGCGCAAGAAATTTGTTTGCTGCGCCAGGAGCACGGCTGCAGCCATGACCAAATCCGCATCATGATTGAGCGCATTCAGCGCGATCAGTTCTGGTGCTCCCGAGTTCAATCCGTGAAAACCCTACGCAGCAAATGGCAGGAGCTGGCTCTGAAGTTATGCCCGGCAAACCTGGCAACCGGCAGCTCGTTCGGTGTGAGCAGCAAACTGGATACCGACATCCCGAAAGGTTTCCGGGGCTAACAAATTTAACCGTGAGGATATCTCTGATGGAAAAAATTACTGACGTGCTGAAAGAGCTGGAGAAAGTCACCTGCCGTGAGCTGGCGGTCTATTTCGACCTGACAGCACCTGAAATGCTGGCCCGCCTGATGGTGCTGGAGCGCGAAGGCAAAGCGCAAAACCTGAATGGCTACTGGATGCCGGGTGGAAGTACCGAGCCCGTAGCGGTAACCAGCAAACTCACCGCGCTGGATATCAAGTTGCTCCAGTCGGTGCCGGTTGGCGTCTGGTTTGAGTGGCAGTCCCTGGCTGGTTTTGTTGATCGCCCTCGTTACCGCTGTGAACGTCTGGTGGCCGCCGGGTTTATGAATTCGAAGGTTACTAATCCTGGCAATCCGCACCACGGCACTAAATTCCAGAAAATCCGCGAGGTGACCCGGTGATGAGAGAGATACCTGATTGCCCGGTCTGTGGTTCCGCTACTGAGTTTTATTTTCGGGATTACCAGGCTGGCGCCTGTTCCGGGGCACTGCGATGCCCTTACGGACATCTCCGCGTACAGGATAGCTACTGGGCTGGTGGCAAGAGCAAATCGAAAATCCGGCTGATTGAAAAATGGTCTCAGCAGGTCGAACAGAAAAAAGGTGAAGTGAAAAATGGCTAAAGACTCAAAGGTTGTATACGGCGCCAGCGGCAAAACGAATGTTTTAGCGTTTGAACCTGAAAAACTGCACCTGGTTACCGACAAAACGCACCCGCTTTACGATGAACGTATCCACCTGCCTATCAGCGAGGCAATGGTGCTGAACATCATGGACCAGGGTGTTCTTGAGCCGATTATCGTCTGGAAAGACCCGGAGACAGGGCTGTCTTGTGTGGTTGATGGTCGCCAGCGTGTGCGCCATACACTCGAAGCTAACAAGCGGCTGTCAAAAGCAGGAAAAGAACCGTTACTGGTTCCCGGGGTCCCTAAACGTGGCTCTGCCATTCGCATGGCGCAGGCGATGGTAAGTGCTAACGAAATCCGCCAGGCAGATACGCCACTGGGCCGAGCAAAGAAAATGGCTGATGCGCTGGAACGCGGGCACGACGAGGACGATTTAGCGCTGATGTTTGGCGTGAGTGTCCAGACCGTACGCGCAACTCTGTCACTGCTGGATGCCACCCAGGCTGTTCGCGATGCCGTGGAGTCCGGAACGGTCACTGTTACCCAGGCGCGTCAGCTGGCGTCACTGAAACCCGAAGAACAGCGGGAAAAGGTAGCAGAAATCGAGCAGGCAACTGCTGGCACAACCGGCCATGAAAAAGCCCGGCGTCAGCGTCAGATCCTCGGCGAGGCAAAGCCGCGCCTGAAAACCCGCAAAGAAATCACAAAAGCCCTGGAATCAGCCGAGGGTGAGTATGCAAACGCACTCCGTTGGGTGCTTGGGGAGACAGTATGAACATAGCAACGGTAAAATGAAGCCGAGCTCATTGCCTCTTTGGAGAGCGCAGGCGATCAGTCAATCAAAGAGCGTAAATATCTTGAGTATGGTGACGTAGCGCATGTTACAAGCAGTTCTTGTGTCCGTGAGACTGTGTGCTGGGTAACTAATGGATTGTAATCGATGAAACTGGTGATATAACTATTATGACATGTAATAATTCAAAGGATTCACTATGATTTTTTTAAGCCATAATTACAAAGACAAACCGTTTGTTGAACATATCGCAAGTCAGCTATTGAACATTTATGGGGAGGATAAAGTATTTTATGATTCATGGTCAATTCAGCCTGGGGAAGGGATCATTGATAGAATGAACTCTGGTCTGGGAGACGCGAAAATATTTTTCTTCTTCATAACTGAAAATAGCCTTAACTCAAAAATGGTCACACTGGAATGGCAAAATGCGTTGATGAAATCCGCTCAGGGTGCTTTGAAATTCATTCCTATTAAATGTGATGATTCAATAGTGCCTGCGTTACTTACACAGAGTTTATACCTTGACTTGATGTCAAATGGAGTAGAATCTCTTTTAGCTCAAATGAAAGATATTATTGACAATAAGAGTACGTTTAAACCAAAAAATACTAAGTTCTCTAATCTAAGCTATGATTACAAGTTCAATGAGGATAACTCTATAATACTGTATATTTCCGCGGGATATTTCCTTGAGGCTATTTCTGACTGTTTAATTTGTTTTGAGGGTAACTTAGAGGAAGGGGATGTAATTTGTAGTATGAAAGAGTCAATGTATACCGCTGGCTTTCATAAAGGAGTTAAGCTCACAAATGGTAGTGTAGTTGATAGCCAATTTGTTAGCGTGCCTAGAGGTATAACAACTAAAATTCCTATGATAGTTAGCTTATCAAAAAAAGATGGTGAAAAGCTAAAGATAAAATTTGTTCTACACAAAGTGGAAACTGAGCGATGGGATATTATCCCTCAGAAAGTTAATAGCACTCTTAACCCTGGACACATACCTGGCGGTGTTTGGAAGGTGAACTTTTAATCTAAATAGAAATTGATTCAAACCGCCGTTTGGCGGTTTTCTTTTACGTGATTCTCTTATCAATACAGTAACATTTACCAAGTGATTACATGGCGCGTCAGCAACCTATCCGCGATATCAACCCAGCATTGGAAAATTTTTTAGAACCATATTAAGAATTCGGAAAATTCAGCATAGGCTATTGTCGCTGCCGGGTATTCTGCGAAAACTGCTGTGGTGAATGCCAGCAAATTGCAGGTGAACATCAGCATAGCCAAACGCTTTGCAGAACTAATGTATCAGGGTAACTATCGCACCAAAATCGGTGATAACTATGTGTTGCGGCGGCAGGTAGAGATTGACGATCTGGACCTGCTGGACATGAGGACAGTTGAGCTGACACGTAAGCTGCTGAGTGCATGGTCAAAGGCATGTTGTCAGTTCCTGCCCGGTCTGAAAGTGGTAGGCCTGTTTGAGGGGGCGATAAAGAGACTGTCGTTTTTTTGGCTACACGCGGCGATATTCGGTAATTGCCGAGTCTGGACTATCTTGCTAACTTCTGCGCGAGTTGCGGCATTAGCCTGTGGGAAGTTCACAACAAGGTCGCCGAAAAACCCCCTCAATGAGACCCCGCTTCGGCGGGTTTGTTTAATCTGACAATCTCGAACATTTCTATTCATTATGCGAGTAAATAGGGGCTTGCACACTATACAAAATATGCACCTTCCTCTTTTAAAGTTTTTTATGCTGCATAGTACAGAATTGTAATCGTTAAACTCTGAAGTTAGATGAAGACCTTTAGTTAGGTTAAATAGGGGGTTGCGCACAACACAAAATGTGCATTCTTTGTCGCGGTAGTGTTTTCTGCTGCTCAATTTTTCATGTAATTAATTAAATCCTGAAATTGGCTAGATTCTTCTATCTGAGTGAAATAGGGGGTTGCGCCAGAGAAAAAATATGAATGACTTTTTTATATTTGCTGTCTTCATTTAAGGTGTTGAATTTATTAATTTTTATATTTTTATTTTCATTCTCCCCTTTCCGTGAAAATAGGGTCTTGATGGGCGATTTAATTATGTCATTGTATTCCAGAACGTCGCGAGTTCATTTTTAGCCATCCCTGTACAGGAAAAGCAAAAACCAATATTTATGGAATAATCACAAGGTGCTAACTAATGAGTGAGAAAGAGATTATTGAAGCAATTCGCATTCTGGGGCGTTATGTCGTTGATAGTCTGCCAGGGGGGATTTTTGTTCTTACCCCATTAGAGGATGGGGAAATCATAAATACCGAGGAATCTCACAAGCAATGCAAAAGCTTCTTCCGGAAGAAGAAAAGCTGATTTATACTAATCACTTCGGCTGAACACCGAACCTATCGCGCCATCACCGGAGAAAAGTGATGACGCAAAAACGCAGTAATTCCATTCAACGCCGTGCCTTTGCGCGCGGTGTTTTTGCTTGTCTGTCGTACCAGGGTGGTGCGATATGAGCAAATCTAAAACCAAGGCTGAAAAGCTCCATCTGAGCCGCGTAGCTGCATTGGGCTGCATCGTATGCCGGAACCTCAATTACGGCGAATCGCCTGCTGAAATCCATCACTGCAGCTCTGGTACTGGCTTGTCTGTCCGCGCAGATAACTTCCATGTCATTCCGCTATGCCATGCCCATCACCGTACTGGTGGCTACGGCGTTGCTATTCATGCTGGCCGTAAGTCATGGGAAGAAAAGTTCGGTACTGAGGCTGAGTTACTGAGTCAGGTACTCCAAGAGTTAGGGGAGGCCTGCGCATGACTAATTCTTACTGTGAATCCCTCTCATCCTTACGCAATGCGCCTTCCCATTTATTAAAAGAAGTCGGCGACCAGTGGCGGACCCCTGATCTGCTGTTCTGGGGCATTAACGCGATGTTTGGCCCGCTGATGCTGGACCTGTTCTCAGATGACAGCAACGCAAAATGTCCTGTCTGGTACACCGCGGAAGATAACGCACTGACACAGGACTGGCCGGAAATGCTTTCCTCAATCGGTGGTGCAGCCTATGGAAACCCACCTTACAGTCGCTCTCAGTACCACGAAAAACAAGCCATCACTGGCATGACGCACATCATGAACTATGCAGCTGCGCAACGAGAGAAGGACGGTCGTTATGTTTTCCTGGTGAAGTCAGCCACAAGCGAAACATGGTGGCCGGAAGATGCGGATCACGTCTGCTTTACTCGTGGGCGAATTGGTTTCGATCTGCCTGAGTGGTTTAAGCCGGCCGATGACAAACAAAGGCCGACCAGTGCGTTTTTCGCTGGCGCCATTGTCATGTTTGATAAGTCATGGGCTGGTGAGCGGTTTAGTTACATCAATCGAGCGGTGCTTGAAGATAAGGGCCGCGCATTTATGTCACGGGCGCAGTTTGCTGCTGGTAAGGGAGATATTGCATGACACCACTACAACGCCGCAGACAAAACACCGCTATGTCAGAGGTCGCGATCGCCACGCACAAACGTTACCTTGGGCGCCCTGAGTTATTGACCGGCATCCAGTCAGCCTGGATTAAGTCACTTCTTACTGTATGGGGGGAAAGCCAGCGAGGGGAGGTATACCCACGTAAGCCCACAGCACACTCTTGCTGGTGGTCAGTTAAGGGGGAGAGATGGTCAGATAAAGCGTTAGAGCGCTTTACCGCGGCAATTGAGCAGGCAAGGGCTGAGGGCTTTCGTGGTCCCAATGCTCTGAAGCGTGCACAGGTCATTCTCTGGCCGAAGCTGGAAAGCAGCGTGATAGATACCGCCATCAGCAACGACGACGCCGAATTCATGGAGAAGTGCGTACTGGACGCCTTTGAGGTTACCGACCCGATTTACATCGTCGGAATGAGTTACTACACAACCCGAAAAAAAATATCAGACATAACCAGAGAGCTTCAAAAGCTGGCGCCCTGGCTGACGGCGGACCAGTCGAGAGAGCGCGTGAAATGGTGCCTCAAGATATTTCAGGGGAAGGCATTTTTAGCCGCCCGCAAAAACCTGAGAAGTTAGCTGCTTTAGCTTTTTGTGCTCTTGATTGAAATTAACATTGATTTTCACCCGGAAGTTTAGATAATTCATTCATGCTTGGCAGAGCTCCGCCACGATGGCAGCGATGAGAAGCGACAATTTGAACATGACGAAAGCCCCGCCCTTGCGGGGTTTTTGCTTTCCGGCGATACGACAGGGGTATTCGCGAGATGCATTGCATCAGTACCCCTGTCACATCGTCGTATTGCAGAAAATGAAAACCAACAAGCCTCAGTAACCGCTGAGGATTTTATTACAAGTCTTACGGCATCATCGCCTACTAAGTAGATACCCAAGCGGATACCCACTACGCCTGATGACGTTTAAAGCAGAAGCTTTATGGTCGCGTAGCTTCCCATGTATAGGTTTGGTGGGTGGTAAGCGCCTACACAGAAAATCCTTTTGAGATATCAATCATTTCAATATTGAGCAGAGAGTCTACCTCTGCTTTTTTCGCTGGGTCGTCTTTAATATCGTCAAGCCAGTTATGCACTGCTTTTATTATGTCCTTGCCGAACTCATCAACCTGAAGTTGCAGCGTATTATGGTTTTTGTTGTTATGGATACATAACCCGTCAGTTAGGGGCTGGATGAACCGAAACTTATCAATATGTTGCCTTGCTTTTTGCGTAGTTACGTCGTCACTACCCTCATGTAAATATGCACAACGGAGCGCGTAAAAATCAGCGCCACCCAAGAGAATATGTTCTTCTCGAGCAATGCCAAGGCGAACAGTGTATAGCGGGGTTAAATATTTATCACACCATTCTATGGTTCTGGTTTTAGAACTATTACTTGAAGGGGTATCTATCTTTCCGCAGATGTCTGGAAGGGTTAGTGAAATAAATAGTACCGAGTACCAATTTTTACCCTCGATAGACGTTTGAATTGCCTTGATGAAATTTTCCACTGCATGAGCTCCTTGTTGATTGCGTTACCTGAATCTCGACAATTCAAAGTCGCATAAGGCTAGGATTTCGGCAAATGGGAAATGTCACTTTTGTGGTGAATGCACAGGCTGATGCACGAGATAGTCTCTGGAAAGGACCTCAACCGGGTAATGCCGCTGGATGGATCAAGTAACTGAGGGTAGTTATTTGAACACGAACAAGCTGGAGATCAGCTCCGGCCACCACTTCCAATCCCTCTACCTTGGGAACATTACGGCTACCACGCCGTTGCTTTTACCCTTGGTATTTCTTCCCGCCTTGAGCGGGTTTTTTATTGAGCATGCCCAGACCCTCGGGAGTCATCCCCGACGTACTTTGTTGATAAATCAGCCCGCAGGGTCTGGGCCTTTTTTCCCCTTTACGCACAGCGCCATCCGTCATCAACGGAGGTGAGGTTATGACAAAAATGAGCACCATTTACAGCAGACTTTCATACGGCACCGGGACCGCACTGACGGGCTGCGGTGTCTCAGCAAAGGCGTATGCCGGGGCAGTTAAGGCAGAGGTATGGATTTTGGCCGACAAAATAGCGGGGATGACCCTGAGTGAATGGGCAATTATTGTCGGTATCGCCTGCACCATTACCACCTGCGGGGTGAACTGGTACTACCGGCGGAAAGAACGCGAGGATCGGCTCAATGGCTATGACACCAAAACTGAGGAATAGCGTTATCGCTGCCGTCGGCGGTGGCGCCATAGCCATTGCTTCTGCGCTCATCACTGGCACAACCGGTAACGATGGTCTTGAAGGTGTGCGGTACAACCCCTATCAGGATGTGGTAGGCGTCTGGACTGTCTGCTATGGACACACTGGCAAAGACATCATGCTCGGCAAGAAGTACACCGAGGCTGAATGCCGTGCGCTGCTCAGTAAAGACCTGAACACCGTCGCACGCCAGATTAACCCATACATCCAGAAGCCGATCCCCGAGACAATGCGCGGGGCTCTGTACTCGTTCGCCTATAACGTCGGCGCTGGCAATTTCCAGACCTCCACGCTGCTGCGCAAAATCAACCAGGGCGACCAGAAGGGGGCGTGTGACCAACTGCGCCGCTGGACTTATGCCAAGGGCAAGCAGTGGAAAGGCCTGGTAACTCGCCGCGAGATTGAGCGCGAAGTTTGTCTGTGGGGGCAGAAATGAAGATAAAGTTTGAGCGTTCAATTGCTCATTTTGCAAAAGACCTGAAGCCAACGCATGGCCCCCAGAAATGGCCATGGTGGCGCTGGGTTTCCTTCGGGCTAGTACCGATCGCAGTTTGCAGCCCCTCATATGGACTGCGCCTGTGGATGTACACCCGCTGGGGCGCTGGCTACGTGGGAATCTATTTCGACAGGCGGATAAAACAATGAGCCGATTAACCGCCATTATCAGCGCAGTGGTTATCCTGCTGCTTTGCTGTGTTTTCTCATGGCGTTCTGGCTGGAATTCTCACGCTGACCATATCAATGCCCTGGCGGTGAAGAAAAAAGAGAAAGCCGAAAAGGCTATCCAGCCTGTTGAGCAAAAGGCCGCTGCCGCTACAGAAGAGGGCAAGGTCATCTACCGAACCATAACCCGCGACGTGGTGAAATATGTCCAGTCTCCGAATCGTACTGTTTGCCGGTTTGACGATGATGCAGTGCAGCTGCGCCAACGTGCCATCGACGCTGCCAATGCCATCCCCGGATTTGATGACGGCGCCGTGCAAAGCAAGTGACGCAGGGAGAGACAGTGACGAAGACCTGCAGTCGGACGTCGAAAACGCTCAATGCCTGCGTCAACTGCGGTTAGATAAATACCGCTGGCAGGCTTACTACCGGGCAATCAGTCAGTAGTAGGACTACATCCGCACGCAGTGCCTGAAGTGATCAAGTAGTGTATCTTTTTGGGATTACAACTACTCATAACAGGAACCATAATGATTGATTCATCCCCATTAGCTTTAATAAAAACCTTTTTCAAAGACTCAGTGGCTTTTCTTGCTTCGGTACTGGTTCTAGTTGCTGGCTCATATTACTTGGCTGCAATTTACTTTTCTGAGCGGGTTAATCTAATGGCTTCAATAACATATCTCATTTCTGCCATCTCGTTCTCGGTGCTGACGATCATATCACTGTGTTATGTCGGTTCTGATGCATACAAGCTGTGCCGGAAGTTGCGCAGTAAGGGAATGAGATATTTTGTCATTGCAATAATTATTCTAAATTCAGTGGGTTATATAGGAACAATTTTTATCTCTGCAGCAAATGTCAGGCAAGCAGCAAAAATAGTTTCCATACCTGATGAATTACGGAAAATAAACGCAGCCCCAGCTATACCCAAAGGGGTCACCTGGGGACAGCTTGCTGAACTGTATGGCGATACACTGATTTCTCTCAAACAATGTAATGCCGACAAGCAAGAGATACTAAAAAAAATCGATAAGCAATGAATCAGTTAAATATAGTGTGAATTGCTATTACAAAGGCCACCGTTAACCGGTGGCTTTTTAATTGGACAGCAATACGAGAACGGTTTATGTCAAGGTGCCGGTAGTGTCTTTACCTGCCAGCCTGACGGCTGACACCCCGCAACCAGCAATCCCTGACAATCTGACGTGGGGTAAAAGCCTAGATTTAAACGTCAGTCTGCTTTCAGCGCTCGGGCAGTGCAACCGTGACAAGGCTGACATTAGGCAGGCGGAAATAAAACGCCAGTAGGGCATTACAGAGCCACCTTACGAGATGGCTCGATAATGCTTACCCGAGAAGAAGCATAGATCTTGTGTCAACCAAAGAGGCGATCCACATCTTGAGGGCTCGCAAAGATGAGAAGGGGATATGTTACGTTTACAAAAAATTGATAATAACGTTTATTGACAATTACCGTTATCAATTAATACTTGTATTGATATCGAGTCATCATTCTCGATGGGATCTGTAGAATTAAGCGTTTTCAAAGCCGCTGAGGTGGTCTATGAGCCAGCGCTCTTCAGAATTTGAAGCTTTTATTGCCGATGTAGAAAGAGCAGATGATTATCCGATAGTGGTTTCAAAATATGGTTTTAAAAAAATAAATGTCGGTGGGCGGATATTTCTCACGCCTAATACTGAAGATGAGTTTATCGCAATATATTCTAAGACAAATGGCCTTTCGATATCTGAAGTGAGGAATGATTTGGACAAAATCCTAAGTAGAAGTTGCTACGGAGGTGGTCCAACGGCAGAATGTTATCCAAATGAAGGATGTACTTATTGCAAGGCTAATTATTTCGGAACTGGTTGGAATTGTACTTGTGTAAAAGCCTAAACCAACTTCAATATTACATGAAAATAAAGCCCCCCCTTGCAGGGGGGCTTTTTTAATGGCTCTAACCTTTGGGGGGAACATGACCAAGCTAAAAGAAAATAGACCATACCCCCCCCATCAACTTCACTGGCGAAAACTGGCTGCCGTATACCCGGCTGATTCCTGCTGCCGAAATCGGAGAATGGGTAAATCAGAACATCCTCTCCGAAGAGGGCCGAATCCATAACCCTGACCATGTGCACTTGCTCGATGCTGATATGGCGTTTATGTGGGCCTCTGGCTCATTCACCAAAAGTGGCCGCATTGTGCTGGGCCAGTGTGAGCAGGTAATGATGCGCGCCGGCGGCTGGCAGAAGTCCCGCATGGAGCAGCAGATGCATGAATGGTTCGGTCGCATACCGAAGTACATCATCACGTTGGCTGCCGACTACTGCGAGCAATGCAGCAACGTCGAATTCTGCGCGCTGCTTGAACATGAGCTTTACCACATTGCCCAGGCTACCGACGATTACGGCGCTCCGAAGTTCAACAAAGAGACCGGAATGCCGGTGCTGAAACTTCGCGGCCACGACGTCGAAGAGTTCGTTGGAGTGGTCCGGCGTTACGGTGCCAGCAAAGACGTGCAGGAAATAGTTGATGCGGCGAACAGGCCGGCGGAGGTTGCTCATATCGATGTTGCCAGGGCGTGCGGGACGTGCATGTTGAAGCTGGCGTAAATTTGGAATGTTTTGGAAGGATGGTGATGTATGGCTGCACTAAAACCAGAAGTGAAAGCCGCCATCGTTCAAATGCTTGCGTGCTATGACACCCTGTCGATTGTGGTCGAGGCCATCCATAAAAATTTTGGGATAAAAGTAACGCCTCAGCAGGTTGAATCACACGATCCGACGAAGGTTAGCGGTAAGGGATTGGCTAAGAAATGGGTAAACCTTTTCAATGCTACCCGCGAGCGGTTCCAGACCGAGATTTCAGATATTCCGATTGCCAATAAAGCCTATCGTCTCCGCGTACTAAACCGCATGGCCGTGAGCGCTGAAGGTATGAAGAACTACGGCATGACCGCGCAGCTACTTGAACAGGCCGCCAAAGACGTAGGGGATGCCTACAGCAACAAATTGAAGGTTGAAAGCACAGGAAAAGACGGTGGTCCAATAAAAACAGAAACGGTCGCAATGACCCCACAGGAAGCTGCTGAAGCTTACAAAAAGCTAATGGGGTAAAACAGCAAAAATAAGCCTTATGTAGGTTAAAAACCCTATGCATTTTTGACCCTGTTTTATGCACGATTTATTCACTCTATTTTTGCCACTTTTAACCGGCTAACCCCCCTAAACAGGGGCTTCACGCTGAATTAGTGATGAGTGTCGATCGTGTGGTGCGGGTAACGGTCATTATGTTAAATAGGGCTGTTTTTTAACATATTTGTAATGTGGTTAAATGGGAGGTTGGCGCCTCCCACATTAATCCTAAGTCAGTTCCTTATTCACCGGTATGATCACGAACATCTGTCGAGGGGCCGTTTATCTGAACAGAGCGAATGCCGTTTTCCGCCCCTCCTTTGGTGTAATACATTTCACTTGTCGCAATAACTTCATGATTTCCAGCTTTGAGGACGAAGTAATAACGCTGTGAGTAGTCTTTCTGAGTTTTATGTATCTCGAAGTAACCCATTTTTTTCTCCTTAAACCATTCGAAATGAATGGTTACAAATTGAAGATAGACTGGTTTTTTGTATTGGCAAAGAACATTGATGGGAGTGATCAAAATGCCGCTGCCCTTTACATTCGACTTCAAAAATCCTGACTACAACATGGTTTTTGAATGGAGGGTGGAGCGCCTGCTGCGCATCAGGCAAAACCCTGATGTAATCCCTGCGCTGAGGCAGTTTTACCGTGACGACCCGGCACAGTTCATCATTGACTGGGGCATGACTACCGACCCACGCAACCTCGATTACGGTCTTCCGGCTACTATCCCGTTTTTGCTGTTCCCCCGCCAGGAGGAATGGATTAACTGGATCATGGAGCGGCGCAGCCAACTAGAACACGGGCTGACGGAGAAAAGCCGTGAAATGGGGCTGAGTTGGACCTCTATCGGGCTGGCTTGCTCGTTATGTCTTTTCAACAAAGAAATGGTGATTGGCTTCGGCTCCCGCAAAGAGGAGTACGTGGACAGCACCGGTGACCCGAAGGCGCTTTTCTGGAAGGCTCGAAAGTTTGTTGAAATGCTTCCAGTTGAGTTCCGCGGCTCCTGGACAGAGAAAAAGCACGCGCCGTATATGCGTGTTGAATTCCCGGAAACAGGGGCGGTAATCAAGGGGGAAGCAGGCGATAACATCGGACGCGGTGACCGTACGACGCTTTATTTCGTGGATGAGGCCGCATTTCTTCAGAGACCGCTGCTGATTGATGCCGCGCTTTCGCAGACCACGCGTTGCCGTATCGATCTATCCTCTGTCAATGGCATGAGCAACCCTTTCGCGCAGAAACGGCATAGCGGGAAAATCCCGGTATTCACATTCCACTGGCGCAGCGATCCGCGTAAGGATGATGAGTGGTACCGGAAAGAGTGCGAGAAAATTGATAACCCGGTCATCGTTGCTCAGGAGCTGGACCTCAACTATCAGGCATCAGCCGAAGGTATCCTGATCCCTTCTGAATGGGTTCAGGCCGCTGTAGATGCTCATATCAAGCTGGGTATTGAGCCCAGCGGTCAACGCCTCGGCGCGATGGATATTGCGGACGAGGGTAAGGATAAAAACGGATTCTCAGCTCGTTACGGTTTCCTCCTGCAGGACGTCAAAGAATGGTCAGGTGAAGGTAGCGACATTTACGATTCAGTGGTGAAGGTCTTTGGCTATTGTGATGATTTTGGACTGGATGAATTCCGGTTTGATGAGGATGGTCTGGGGGCAGGTGCTCGCGGCGATGCTCGTGTTATTAACGAACTTCGTTCTGGTGAACGCCTGCCACAAATCACCGCAACGCCTTTCCGTGGTAGCGGTAGTGTTTTCGATCCGGAAGATGAAGCCGTTCCCGGCGACAACGGGAAACCTGCACGCCTGAATAAGGACTTCTTTGCTAACGCAAAGGCCCAGAGCTGGTGGCATCTTCGTAAGTTATTCCGCAATACCTACCGCGCACTGCAGGGTATGGAATATAACCCTGATGAGATCATTTCCATCAGTAGCAAGATAGAAAACAAGGACCGTCTCCTAATGGAGCTTTCACAGCCCACCTGGTCAAAGAACGCCGTCGGCAAAATCCTTGTGGATAAACAGCCGGATGGAACGAAATCACCTAACCTCGCCGACTCAGTGATGATCAACTATGCACCTATGAATACGGCGATGGATATCTGGGCAAAACTCGGAGCATAACCATGGCGAAGAAAACAGGACGAGTCGCCACGGCGGATTCGTACGATAACTTTGTTGCCCGTGTCGGTATGCAGCAGCCTAACCAGCATGCCGCATCGACCTACAGGGCGAACTATACCAGCCGCAACCGCCTGCTCATCGAGTGGGCTTATCGTTCCTCCTGGATTATTGGCGCCGCAGTCGATTCTAAAGCGGACGATATGACCAAAAAGGGCGTGCGGATCACCAGTGAGATAGACCCGAAACGCCGTGGCATTCTGGAATCACGGTTCGATGAGCTTCAGCTTTGGGATTGCATCAACGAGACGCTGAAATGGTCCCGGCTGTATGGCGGGGCGGTGGCGCTGATTCTGATTGAAGGGCAGGCACCTCTGACGCCGCTGGTGCTGGATAAGGTTGGCAAGGGCAGTTTTAAAGGTCTGGCTGTACTTGACCGCTGGATGATTAACCCACAGCTCACCAGGCGCATTAAGGCTCTAGGTCCTAACCTCGGCAAGCCTGAATTCTATGACATCGTGACAACGGCGCAGGGGCTTCCTGCGTGGACTGTTCACCACAGCCGCCTGATCCGTATGGATGGTGTGAAACTGCCGTACCAGCAGAAAATCACCGAAAACGAGTGGGGGATGTCCATTGTCGAGCGCATCTTCGATCGCCTGACTTCCTACGATAGCACAAGCGTCGGCGCTGCCCAGCTTGCATACAAGGCTCATCTGCGTACGGCAAAGATTAAAAAGCTGCGTGAAATTATTGCCATGGGCGGTAAGCCATTTGAAGCGCTTATTAAGAATATGGAAATGGTCCGCCAGTACCAGACAAATGAGGGCATATCCCTGTTTGATTCGGAGGACGAATTTGAAACGCATGCTTATTCTTTCGCAGGGCTGTCTGACCTGCTGGGTGAGTTTAAAGAGGATATCGCGGGTGCTGTTGGCATTCCTCTTGTCCGCTTGTTCCGCCAGTCACCGAAGGGTTTTTCAACCGGTGACGCGGACCTCGCTAACTACTACGACGACGTGGGAACGCTTCAGGAGCGAGATTTACGGCCTCACATCCGTCTGTTATTCGATGTACTGCATCGCTCAGAGTTTGGCGACCCGTTGCCGCAAGATTTCACCTTTGAGTTTAACCCCCTGTGGCAGATGAGCGACACCGATCGCTCCACGGTGGCGACCAACACGACTACCGCTCTTGCAACCGCTGTGCGTGATTTGGGAATGTCGCCGGCTGCTGCGCTGACCGATTTGCGCGAGCTGTCTGACGTTACCGGCATCGGTGCTTCAATTAGCGATGAGGATATTCAGAATGCGGCGAAACAGTGGCAGGAGACTGAATCTGAAACCAGCCCTCCGCCGCCGATCGGAGGTCCAGTATCAGAAAAGCCTACTGGCGATAGTCGACCAGATAAATCAAATCGTCACGGGTTCCTACGATGGTTCACAGGCAAGCGCTGAGAGCATTGCTAAATCGCTTGTTGACTACTCCGGGGTGATCGACGACTGGGCCGAAATGGTCGGTCGAAAGATGTTTGCCCAGGTGGAGCGTGAAGAGTGGAATCAGTGGTGTTCTGTTTCGGAAGAAATATCTGCTGGTCTGCGTGACGTGATTGGTAACACTCCTGTCGGCATGGTGGCACAAGACATCGTTTACCGACAGATTCGCTACATGAAGTCTCTGCCATTAGAGGCGGCCGGACGTGTCAGGGAAATTCAGGGGCGTGCAATACAGGCTGTCATCCATGGTGAGCGCCCCGATCAGCTTTACGAGATGATCATGCAATCCGGTGACGTGGCGGCCAGCAGGGCGCGGATGATAGCACGCACTGAGATAGGCCGCGCCACTACCGCATTAACTCAGGCTCGGGCGCTGTCCGTTGGTTCTGAGGGGTACTGGTGGCGCATCAAGGGGGCTGGAACCAGGCCATCGCACCGAGGAATGAAAGATAAATTTGTGCGCTGGGATAACCCGCCAACGCTTGACGGTATGACCGGACACCTGCCGAATTGCGATTGCTGGCCAGAAGTACAAATACCTGAACCTGGTAAATAGCACAAAATGCTAAAAAATTTAGGCCCAAAATGACGAATTGCGTTAAACACGGCCTCCGCGATTGATAAATAAGAGTGAGCGAAAACGCTCATATTAAATCGAAGGAGACCAAATATGGCACTAACAAATGAACGCCTTTTAAATAGCTTAAGGCACAACCGTAAATTGCTTGATGAGATTTATCAGTCAGGAAAATCGCAGTATTACAATACCGACATTATTCATGATGCCATCGACTCAATTCTTGATGAGCTCAGGCGACGTGGATTCCCTGTCTAAGAGAGGCCCGCATAAGCGGGTCTCTCCCTTTCCTGCAATCCAACAGGTAGCCCATGAAATATTTCTTTAAAACCCGCTTGGGTAACACCCGCTATCAACTTGCTGACGGTTCCGTCCTGTTTAAGGACGTCCCGATCGCAAGGACTGGTGAGCAGGAGTACGACGCCACAGAGCGGCCTGAGCTTGTCCCAAATGACAGAGGGAAGGTCATCGTACGCCGGATGCCAGAAGAGGTGTTCAGCGAGCGAGCTATGGCGTCATTCGAAGGAATGGCGGTCACTATCGGCCATCCGCGAGATTTTGACGGGCAGATCATCTTTGTTACCCCTGATAACTGGCGCCAGCTGGCTCACGGCCACATCCAGAACGTACGGCGCGGCACGGACGATAAGACCGATCTGCTGCTGGCTGATGTCATCGTCAAAACCCCGGAAGCCATGCATGCCATTGATGATGGTGATGACGAGGTCAGCTGCGGGTATGACGCCGATTATGAACAGATTTCACCAGGTCTCGCAAAGCAATCTGCGATTACCGCTAACCATCTGGCCCTTGTCCCTAACGGGCGGGCCGGTTTCCGTTGTGCAATAGGGGATTCTATGCCAAGCACTACTAAAAACTGGTTTACCCGGCTCCTGAAGGCCCGTAAAACCGGGGACGCTGCCGAAATGGCAAGTCTCATTGATAACCCGCCTGATGATGTCACGGGCGATAACGATGTATCGACCTCTATGACACCCGGCGGAGTGATCATTAACCTTGCGCCGCAAAATCCGCTTCCCGGCCCGGCATTGCCTGGTACCGGCGATGGCGAGGAAGAGATTCCTGCATGGGGTAAGGCGCTGATTGAGGCGGTTGCCAAGCTTACGCCTGCGGCAACTGCTCCTGGTACCGGTGATGCCGAGGGCGAAGAGGAGAAAAAGGAAGAAGAGGGTAAGCTTACCGGCGATGCCGCTTACCGCGCCGATCTGATTCAGCCTGGTATCCAGTTGCCAGAAAAGGCGAAGCCGACAGCATTCAAGCGCCAGGTGCTCGCCTCTGCCGATCAATCTCTGGTGCGCTCTATTGTCGGTGATGCCGATATCAGCAAGCTGAAAAAAGCCACGGTAGATATGGCTTTCACGGCTGTTTCTGAGCTGGCGAAAAACCGCAATACCAAAACCGTCGACAGCCTGCAAACGCAGACTGCCACCACTGTTAAAACCATTGCCGGTATGAATCAGGCCGCGCAGGAATTCTGGTCTAAACGAGGCTAACCAATGGGTAATACATTTCTTTACCGGATGCCTGCTGGCATCGCCGGGGCAATTTCTCGTCCGCAGGATCTGACGGTTGAACCTCAACTGCTGGACTCCTCCAACCTTTTCCCCGCTTACGGCCTTGGCGGCAAGATTTCCTCCGGGAAATTTGTGCCAATCGCTGCGAGCGATACAGCGTCGGTGCTGGTGGGCATTTACGTTCGTCCGTATCCGACCGCCAGCCAGCCGGATAAAGTCCAGCAGGTAGGCAGCGGTAAAAACTTCACCGGCGATTGCCTGGTACGTGGTTACGTCACGGTAAACATCGGCGCGGATGCATCCAGCGTTGCGCTGCATGGCCCGGTTTATATGCGGGTGGCCACACCATCCGCCTCAAGCCCTATCGGCGCGTTCCTTGCCGCCGCTGATGGTTCGAATACTGTCCAGATCACTAACGCTTACTTCAATGGCCCTGGCGACACCAGCGGCAACATTGAGCTGGCCTTCAATATTTAAGGAAATCGCAAATGCCAATGACATTTGACCAGGCGACAGTCGACGGCACTGGTGCCTTTCTTGTCCATGAGCTGGAGCGTCTCGATCAGACACTGAATCTGCCGCTGGTGAATTTCACCTGGTCGCGCGATATCCAGTTGCGTGAAGACGTGTCTATTGCTGATGAGATCAGCTCGTTCACTAACACCACTTTTGCTGCTGCCGGTACGCCGAATGCCAACGGCAAAAACTGGCTTAGCAAAGCCGCGACCGCGATGGCTGGACTTAACGTCGACATCGCAAAAACTGGCTTCCCGCTTACCCTGTGGGGTATGGAGCTGGGCTGGACCGTTCCAGAATTGCAGGCAGCTGCGCAGGTTGGTCGCCCGATCGACACGCAGAAGTACGACGGTATGCAGCTGAAGTGGAACATGGACACGGACGAGCAGGTTTATATCGGCGATTCCGGTCTGGCGGTAAAAGGCCTGCTGAACCTGGCACAGGTAACGCCGACCAACGCCGCGAAGACCTGGGCGACCTCCACCGCGGACGAAATCCGGGCGAGCATTAATGCCGGGCTGAGTGCAGCGTGGGCCAACTCGGCTTACTCCATGGTACCGACGGACCTGCTGATCCCGCCGGAGCAGTTCTCTCTGCTGGCAAGCACCATCGTATCCAGCGCTGGTAACCAGTCACTGCTGACCTATCTGGAAACCAACACCATCGCATACCACCAGAACGGGCGTCCTCTGAACATCCGTCCGGTGAAATGGGCGAAAGGTCGTGGCGTGTCGAACTCTGATCGCATGATGTTCTACACCAACGACAAGAAATACGTTCGCTTCCCGATGGTTCCGCTGATGAGCGTGCCGATCCAGTATCGCGGCCTGTATCAGCTCGTAACCTATTACGGCAAGCTGGGTGCAGTAGAGCCTGTTTATCCGGAAACTCTGGCCTACGTCGACGGCATCTAACCTGCGGCGGCCCGAAAGGGCCGCTCATGAGGACTTGCAATGAAAAAGATTTACGTACTCTCCCCGTTTAACTTCAACGACGGCAAAGAGCAAAAGCATTTCCCGGTTGGCTTCCACGACGTCGATGACACGGTTGCTGATCACTGGTTCGTAAAAGCGCACTGCTCGCCTGATGGCGAAGCGCCAGCGGTCGCAGAAGACCCGAGCATTGCTGAGCTGGAAGCAAAAATCGCCGAGAAAGACGCGCGTATTGCTGAACTCGAAGCGCAATTGCCGGAGACTACCGATAATGGCAAGAAATCAAAGTCTGCCGACGCCTGAGCAGTTCAGGGCAACCTTTCCGCAGTTCGCTGACGAAACAAAGTACCCCACACCAATGATCCAGGCTCGACTGAATCTTGCTGATGCCATGCTGAGTGAGTCACGCTTTGGCGTGGATATCTTTCCCTACATCGTCGGGCTGTATGTTGCGCACTATATGTACCTTTACGGCGCCGATATGCGTGGTGTGGCTGTGGGTACTGCTGGTGGCGTAAATAGCGGCATACAGACTTCGAAATCAGTGGATAAGGTTTCAGCCAGTTATGACGCAAGCGCAACCCTGGATCCTAATGCCGGTTTCTGGAACAACTCCCGTTACGGATCGGAGTTCTGGGAATACCTGATGATGTTTGGTGCCGGAGCGGTTCAACTGGGGACGCCGGAATGAAAAGCGGGCTCACAATTCGGGAAGACAATTACAGCAGCGTTCTGGATGCGCTGAAGCAGCTGTCAGGCACTGATGTGCTGGTTGGTATCCCTGCTGGCCCTCCGCGCGATGATGCGCCGCTGAGCAACGCTGAGCTGGGGTATCTCCAGTCCACCGGGGCAACCGTAGAGATAGACGGGGAGACCGTTACTCTGCCGCCAAGGCCATTTCTGGATATGGGTATTGAGGATTCGCGGGATAAAACGACCGAGCGTTTAAAGCTGGCCGCTCAGTTTGCGCTTGAAGGTAAGGCAGATGTGGCGTCGATGCATCTTGAAGCTGCAGGCCAGATTGCGCGTGATGCCTCAAAGGCTGTCATTGAGGCAGGCGATCGGCTGACCCCACTATCTGAAAAGACCATCAAGAAACGCAGAGAAATGAAACCGCCCATCCCAGGCGATAAGCCGTTACGTGCCCGCGGATTCCTTTTCAGAGCGATTCAGTATGTCGTGAGGAAAAAATAATGCCGTTTCTCGATGTGACTGATGTTCTGCTTGATCCGGACTTTGTCGACCTGTCTCTGGTGTGTTATCGACAGGTGCAGGCAGTGGACGAAGATAACTTTCCGACCAATACCGAGCAGGCTATTCCATTTTCTGGAGTCGTAACCGTCGACCGATCGCTTGAGGCTAAGCGAATGGCCGCTGGACAAAACATCAATGGCGCCATCCTCATTGTTACCCAGTTCAGGCTAACTCAGGGGATGCCTGCCAGTGACTCAACGCCAGAACTCGACGCTGATATCGTTTTATACAGCGGCAGACGGTACCGAGTGACCTTTGTCGATCCGTACACCCGATACGGTGCAGGGTTCGTGCAGGCACATTGCGAGCTGCTGGAGTTTAACGGAGGTATTCCCGTTGAGTAACGACAGCATAGAGCCCGGATATCTTACACCTGTTGGAAGCGAGCCGGATTACGACGAAGAGCTGGAAAGACAGCTAAGTCGCTGGGTGAGGGGGATCACTGGGATGCCTGCAAATATGGTTTACCCGCGCTTTACGGATCCCCAGCAAAAGATACCGCCGAACGGCAAAACGTGGTGCGGCTTTAACTTCTCCACGCTCTCACGGCCTGGCATGCTAGCAAACATCCAGGTAAGCGAAGAGCAGAGCGAGCAATGGTCGTGGGAAGGGATTCAGGTTCTGCTCTGTTTCTACGGCCCTGGTGGTTCTGCGATGGCTACGCGCTTTCGTGACGGAATATTCATTGAGCAAAACTCAGATACGTTTCGACGAATCTCAGGTTTGTCGCTGGTGGATGCCGGAGATATACGAAACCTCCCCGAATTAATCAATAACCAGTGGGTGCGCCGGTACGACGTGACCGTGACCCTTTCCCGCAAAAACACCCGTACTTACAACGTTAAATCTATCGTTGGCCCTAACGTCACGATAGTTACCGGAGACTAAAATGGAAAAAGGGCTTCCCCTTAACCGTATCACTAACGTGACGGTGACGCTTTCCGCACGGGCCGCGCAGGGGCGCAATTTTGGCTCGATGCTTATCCTGGGTGATTCAACCGTCATCCCGATCGCCGAACGCCTCCGGGCTTACTCATCGCCTGATGATATTGGTGATGATTTTGGGGTGGACAGCGAAGAGTATAAAGCCGCTGTTATCTGGTTCTCTCAGCAGCCACAACCCACACTGGTATATGTCGGACGCTGGGTGAAAACGCTTGAAACAGGCGAAGCTGGTGAAGTTGAAACGCTTCTTGAAGCGGTCAATGCGCTGATGGACTACAACGCCTGGTATGGCCTGCATCTGGCAGTGCCTGAAGCGGATTATCCGGATGACGCCTCTATCATAACCGTATCCGCCGCGATTGAAGCATCTACCGTTTCCCGTATCTTTGGCATTACCACTGATGAAGCGGCTATCCTGGATGCGGCGACAACTACAGATCTGGCCTCAAAACTGAAAGCCGCGAAATACAGCCGGACGTTTATTCAGTATTCGACCAGTAGCCGCTATGCCGCCCTGTCTGCCTATGCGCGTGCGTTCACTGTTGATTTCACTGGCAGCAACACGGCGATCACCCTGAAATTTAAACAGGAGCCTGGCATCACCTACGAAACGCTGGGGGCGTCGCAAGCCAATAACCTGGAAGCTAAAAACTGTAACGTCTACGTCTACTACGAGAACGATACAGCGATTCTTGAGCAGGGCGTCATGAGCAATGGTGACTTCTTCGACGAACGTCACGGCCTCGACTGGCTACAGAACGCGGTACAGACTGCCGACTTCAACACGCTCTATACCAGTACAACCAAAATCCCACAGACCGACGCAGGAACCACTACCCGTATTGCGAACATTGAGCTGGTGCTCGACAAAGCAGTGCAGAACGGCCTGTTTGCGCCGGGCAAATGGACGGGTGGCCCGATGGGGAAACTCAATACTGGAGACATGCTGACTAAAGGCTATTACACCTGGGCGGAAAACGTTGATGACCAGTTACAGGTCGATCGCGAAGCGCGTAAGGGTGTGCCGATTCAGGTTGCCGGGAAACTGGCTGGTGCTGTCCATTACGGCAGCGTGGCAATCACGGTGGTTCGCTAAGGAGAGTCCTGATGTCTGCTTATTCGTTTCTTGATATCTCGGCTTCCCTGGCTGGACCTACGGGAGCTATTGAACTCGGTGCTGGTTCTGCGAACTCTGAAGAGGGGATCGTGGTTGCGATGACCGAGGCAAAAAACACCATGACCATTGGCGCAGATGGTGAGGGTATGCACAGTCTTCACGGCGGCAAGAGTGGGACGATTACCGTTACGTTGCTGAAAACTTCCCCGGTCAATAAAAAGCTTTCGCTGATGTACAACGCGCAGAGCCAGTCCTCTTCCACCTGGGGGAATAACGTGATTGTGGTCCGTAACAAAGTAAGTGGTGATATCGCCACTGCACGCGGTGTGGCCTTTCAGAAACAACCAGACTGGAACAACCCTAAAGTCGCCGGAACGGTCGCATGGGTATTTGACTGCATCAAAATTGATGAACTGCTTGGGGAGTTTTAACCGATGGAATGCACGATTAACGACGTGAATTATCGCGCCAATAAGCTGGGCGTATTTGATCAGTTGAAGGTATCCCGCAAATTATTACCGATCCTCGCTGGCCTGATGGCTGACTTTTCCAGTATCAAAGCAATGGTACCCGCAACCACCAAACTGGACAGCAGCAATCTGGATAAGCTGGAGCCAGTTTTTAACACGCTGCTACCGCGTATCGCTGACGAACTGTCAAAACTCACCGAAGAAGACACGAACGCTATTATCCATCCCTGTCTCGCTATGGTGGTGCGTGAAAACGGCAAACAATGGACGCCAGTCTTCCGAAGCGGTGAACTGATGTTTGATGACATCGATCTGTTTGACATGTTGCAACTGGTGGCGCGGGTGGTCGCCGATAGCTTGGGAAATTTTTTACCAGAACTCCCCGACAACGGGACTCCCACCCCGACAGCGGACTGACGCTGGATTCTTTGCCTGATGGTGAAGACTTTCTGATGCGCCCGGTAGATGCCGGGTACATCCCTTACTCTGCGCTCAAAGATGGTTCGGTGGACCTCGCGGATATCGCCAGAATGAACGACTGGCTGGATCTGAAGGCTGACAACGAGTACCGGATCGCAAGATGGAGAGAGGCGAATGAACGCTGAGACGATTAAAGATTTTCTCGTGTCGCTCGGCTTCAAAGTCGATGAAAGCGGTGAGCGGAAATTTAATGCAGTGCTGACGGGAGTGACTTCTAACGCCATTAAAACCGGGTTTGCCGTTGAAGCAGCTGCACTCTCTGTTGTCGCCTTTACGGCAAAAATAGCCCAGGCATCTGACAAGCTGTACTGGGCCTCCCAGCGCACTGGCGCAACGGTGCAGGGGCTTAAACAGGTTAGTTATGCCATTTCGCAGGTTGGCGGTAGCACTGACTCGGCGATGAGTTCGCTGGAAAGCCTTTCACGGTTTATCAGAACCAATCCCGGCGCGGAGGGCTTCCTTAACCGTCTGGGTGTGCAGACACGCGACGCCAGCGGCAATATGCGCGATATGGCGAGCATCTTCATAGGGGTAGGCCAGAAGCTCAGCAGCATGCCGTATTACAGGGCTAACCAGTACGCCAGCATGCTGGGTATTGATGAAAACACCCTTATGGCAATGCGGCGCGGTGTCGGCGGGTTCTCCGGCGAATATTCCGCTATGGCGAAAGCGATCGGCTTTAATGCCGATCAGGCTGCAGTAAGTTCTAACCGGTTCATGACCTCGCTCCGGTCGTTCGGCGAAATGGCAGGGATGGCGCGGGATAAAATTGGCGCTAACCTGGCTGGTGGCCTCGCTGGTTCACTGGATAAATTACGCCGTCAAATTCTCGATAACTTCCCGAAAATTGAGCAGACGCTGATGGCGGCTATCAAAGGGGTATTGTGGCTGGGTGATCTTATTGCCCGACTATTCTCCCGGCTGATGGAAGAGACTTCTGATCTGCTGGACTGGTGGAAATCACTGGATAAGCAGACGCGGGATCTGATCACGCTTTTTGGCGCATTAATGGTAGCGCTGCGGATCCTTAACAGCACGTTCTGGATGTCTCCTATTGGGCTTGTTACTGCGTTCGCTGCCAGTATCGCTCTGTTATGGGAAGACTATAAAACCTGGAAAGAAGGCGGCAAAAGCCTGATTGACTGGGGGAAATGGAAGCCAGAAGTAGACGCTGCTCTGAAGATGGTAAAAGACCTCCGGCAGACCGTCGTCGATTTGGGTAAGGCACTGGCAAAACTACTGAATATTGACCCTAAATCCTGGTCTCTGAAGTGGGATTTCAGCAACTTCATCAGCCAGATGGGCGAATTCAGTAAGATGCTGAGCATGATAGGTGACCTGCTGAGCGCTATCAAGGATGGGCGCTGGTCCGATGCTGCCAGTATTGGAAAGCAACTACTGAGACAAGGCAACAATAACCCGGATGCTCTTCCTGGTGTATCTGATAGCGCCAATGGTGCGGCTGACTGGATTAAGGATAAGTTTGGTTTTGACCCTCGCAGCGTCGGACGATTTTTCCGTGGTGAAGGTAACACGCTTGCAGACCGCAACAACAACCCTGGAAATATTCGCCCGGTAGGTGGTAACGGCTTCCGTTCCTTTGGCTCCGCGCTGGAAGGATGGCAGGCGATGAAAAACCAGCTGATGCGATATTTCACCGGAAAAACGACGGGGCGCATGCTGCAAACGGTCCAAGACATCGTGAGTACCTGGGCTCCTGCTGGCGATAACAACGATCCGCAGCTTTATGCCAAACAGGTAGCTGGTTGGATGGGCGTTTCCCCTGATACCGTATTGAATCTGAATAACCCTAATACGATGACTTCCCTGATGCAGTCTATGGCCCGTAAAGAGGGGTACGCCAACTGGCAAAGTCCTTTAGCGTATCAGGCTGCAGGCACATCAATTCAGCAAAACAATACTTATAACATTCACGGTGGAAACGCTATGGAAGTTGCTCAGGAGGTCGGACGCCGACAGATTGATGCAAATGCCAGAGTAATGCGCAAAAACCAGAGCGGGGTAGGTTGATGGATATCCTTTCTACGCTGTTTCAGCAGCAGTCCCGGCGTATTGGTCTGATTGTTCCCAGCGTTGTGGTTTCTGAGAAGCATAGCGACACGCTGGAAATCACTGAGCACCCCGTCGAAACAGGGGCTCCAGTTTCAGACCATGCCTATAAGCGGCCCTCAGAGGTCGTTATGGAGGTTGGGTTTGCTGGTGGTGGTTCGCTGCTGGATTTCATTGATACGTCCTCTCTGGGCTTAACGCTTGGCCTGAGCCCTAAAGAAACCTATCAGCAAATACTCGACCTGCAGACCAGCCGGATCCCTTTCGATGTTGTCACAGGGAAGAGGCTATACAGCAACATGCTGATAAGGGCGGTTGAGGTCACAACTGACCGTACATTAGAAAACGTACTGATGGCGGTTTTAACGCTTCGCGAAGTGATCATCACCCAGACTCAGCAGATAGCGGTAGCCGATAAAGCCGATATGAAAGAGGGGGCCAATACTTCAGCTGTTATCAACTCCGGCACAAAAGCGGCAAAGCCTCAGAACGAATCCTTGCTTAGCTCTGGCTGGCAGGGGCTCAAATCAATTATTGGAGGCGGCTGATGCAGATTTACGAAATCCCCCTCACTGCTGATAACCAGCAATTCAGTACCATTCTGGCGGGTGTTACGTACCAGATAAGCATCACTTGGCGTGATCCTTGCTGGGTTCTGGATATCGCTAATAGTAGCGGTAACCAGGTGGTTAAAGGTATCCCCCTTGTGACTGGCGCTGACTTGCTGGCTCAGTATTCCTATCTCGGGTTCGGTTTCAAACTCGCCGTGGTTTGCGACGATGCGAACCAGGATTACCCAACCCAAACCGATCTCGGTACCGCCAGCCACTTACTGGCAATAACGGAGTAATTATGTCTCAAAACTGGATGCGTCATTTCGAACTGCAGCTACTGGATGAAAACGGGAAGGGAATAGACCTGGGTGACTTCAAGGTTACTTTCACAATCGACTGGTTCAACATTAGCAGCGCTACACGAACCGGGACGTTTAAGATTTATAACCTGTCTGCTGATGTAATAAACCGGATCACCGGTAGTGAATTTGCCACTATTCGCGTAATTGCAGGTTATGACGGTATGGCCGCCGATGTTGACGCCAGCGAAGTAGGGCGTGTTCGTGAGGTCGATGCTTCTCAGGTGGGCCAGTCTGACGGTCGTAACTGGGGATTGCTGTTTACAGGTGATATTCGGTACACCATCACGGGCAAAGATAACCCGGTTGATTCGTTCGTACTTATTCAGGCCGCAGATACCGATCTGGCTTTCACTTCTTCCATCACAGTGCAGACGCTGGCTGCAGGTTATACCGTTGCCGATATGAACCGTGCTTTGATGAAGGCCTTCGAGGCGAAAGGAGCTACGGAGGGCGTTACACCACCAATGCCTGCTACCGTCTTCCCTCGTGGGCGTGTGCTGTTTGGTATGACGCGAGACCTGATGGATAACGTCGCGAGACAATGCGGAGCTACCTGGCAATTCGTTGATGGTCAGCGCCAGATGGTGGCAAAAAATGAGTATGTGCATGAAGCTATTGTGTTGAACTGCGCCACCGGGCTAATCGGCATGCCTCAGCAAACGATCGGAAACGGGGTGAACGTACGCGCTCTGATTAACCCGAACATTCGCGTTAATGGCCTGATTGAGCTGGACCAGGCGTCTGTCTACCGTACTGCGCTGGCGAATAATGATATCGCTATGGCTGGTGGCCGCATAACCGATCAGGATAATAACGGGAACATCTCAATAACCGGAACTACCTCACAGCCAGCCAGCATTGCTACAGACGGCGTTTATATTGTGCGCGGCATTATGTACACTGGTGACACAAGGGGCCAGGCGTGGTACATGGATATGATGTGTGAGGCGCGTGGTGCTCAAGATCTTTACTCCCAAGGCGCACTGAATCGGGGATAGAAAGTGAAAGTATTCGCCATCATGTTTATTGTATTAACCTCTTTCGGAGCCACAGCTAGCGGCTTTACATCATATTGTGGACCGTACACTTTAGTAGCGAAAGAAGGGGGTGTGAGTATCATCAACGGTGAGCGTGTGACCTCCCAGAAAATCAAAAAATTGGGGTCCGATGGCATCAAAATTGAGATGGGTTTGATGCCAGCCAAAGACAGGAATAACTACGGATTTGAGTACATTCACCGTCCTGGTAGCGAAAAACGTTTCCTTAACGTCCAATTGCTGCAGAACAGCATGGATGCGCCGAAGCTGATTGGATCGTTTCCTTGCAGGAAGCTAAATCATGAATGATTGTGGAGGCAATATAAAAACCATTGAGGAGCAAGAAAAAGAACTTATCGATAAGGCTGAATTATTGTTCGAACACCAAAAAGAGCAATATGAATCGTCAGTGGATAGGATCCGAAGGCTAGAGGATAAGGCTCTTAAAACTTTTGGGGCGTTAAGTGTTGTAATTACTGTCGCACTCCTAATTGTAAGGTATTGGTGGACTGATATCTTCCCAAGTAAAACAACTCCGTTAAATGTCCTGTGTTGGATGTCTCTTTCTATGTTTATAGTGTTTTGTTTTATTTCTTGGGGGTTTGCATTTAGTGCAATGAAATTACAAGACCTGCATTGTCCATCTTCAAATGCTAAAGATATGGAACGGTTTTATTTGGAGAATGAAATTTACAACGCACTTTCCTCATATGCAAAAGAGTATTCTAGGTTGACCGGATTAATGGATGAGAGTCATAAGGATAAAGCTAAAGTAATAAATCACTGTTTCGAGGCTATGCTTTTTGGTGCATGGTCTTTTGTGTTTTTTTTGATTTTTGTGGTGATAATCAAACTTAATTAGCGAGGTTTTTATGAGCGATGAAAACAAAAGACAAAATAAGCAGCAAAGAGAAATACCTACTCAGACAGGTAGGGACCAAAAAACTAATAATATTTCACCCGCTTCAGAACCAATCAAGTGGGATAGCACTATCCCTGTTCCGGGTAGTAAAGTAGTGACGGAAAGCTATCAACCGCCAGTAAGCAAAAAAAGCAAATAAGACGAACCCGCCTCGGCGGGTTTTTTCATATCTGGAGTTTGCGAATGCCTTCTTCTAACCAAACCCGTAGCGGCTCCCTTGATGAAACTTTCGAGTCAGAACGAAAAGTTTTAAAGGAGCAAATCCGGGTAGCGCTACCCGGCATTATTCAGTCATTTGACCCCGATACGATAACCGCAGTTGTTCAGCCGGCGATCCGCTATGTAGTGCGTGATAACGATGGCGCTACTGAAACACAGGATTACCCACTAATTACCGATGTTCCGGTGATTTTCCCTCGTGGGGGCGGCTGTACGCTGACATTCCCAGTCAACGAGGGGGATGAATGCCTGGTGATATTTGGTGACCGCTGTATCGATTTCTGGTGGCAAAGCGGCGGTATTCAGGAGCCGGTAGACGACAGGATGCACGACTTATCTGATGCGTTCTGCATTGTTGGCCCGCAGTCACAGGCAAAGAAAATCAGTGGTATCAGTACCAGCGCCGTCGAACTGCGTAGCGATGATGGCGGTACAAAGCTGAGCCTTAGCCCTTCGAGTGGGAAAATCGACGGTACTGCACCAGGCGGTTTTAACCTGAACGGTCTGAAAATCCACCCGGATGGTCGCCTGCAACTGGTGGGTGGTTCCTATGTCGATAAACATACGCATGGCGGTATCGAGCCTGGAGGCAGCGATACAGACCCACTAGGGGGATAACATGCGCTACCGTCGAGAAGATGATGACGGGGATTACACTTTTGGTCAGGGTGATGATACCTGGCTGGTTAACTCTCCGGAGGCCGTCGCGCAGGCCATTAAAACGCGCTTCCTGCTCTGGTACGGCGAATGGTTCCTTGATACGACAGAAGGAACACCCTGGTTACAATCCGTCCTGGGAAAGTACAAGCCAGAAACTTATAACCTCGCTATTCGAAAACGCATTCTTGAAACGCGCGGGGTGAAATCCATCACCAACTTTAATACTACCGTTGACAGCCGCACACGGCGTGTAACGTTCACAGCAACGGTGGAAACCATCTACGGGACAACGACAGTAACCTCGGAGGCGTAATGGCTCTGGACCTTGAATCACTCGGCTTATCGGCAACGGTAACCGCTGAGGGGATAAGTGCGCCTGACTATCAAACCATCCTGTCTACTGTGACGGGATACTTTCAGCAGATTTACGGCAGTGATGCCTATCTGGAGCCAGATAGTAAGGATGGCCAGATGGTGGCGCTGGTGGCACTGGCTATCCATGACGCCAATAACACTGCCATTTCGGTTTACCGGTCATTCTCGCCGGCGACGGCCCTGGGTGACGCACTAACGAGCAACGTCAAAATTAACGGCATTACCCGACGCGCAGCGACGAACTCAACCGTAGACCTGCTGCTGACCGGTACGGTCGGTACAACCATCACCAACGGCTCGGTACGGGACACAAACAGTGTGGTCTGGAATCTGCCGGCGACCGTGGTAATCGGAACCGACGGAATGGTGGTTGCTACGGCTACCTGTGCCAGTACCGGAGCCGTAGCGGCGGTGGCAGGGGCAGTTAACGGCATCAACACACCTACGCGCGGGTGGGCCTCAGTGACTAACCCTTTGGCGGCCACCGTGGGTGTAGCGGCGGAAACTGACGCAGAGCTACGAGTAAGGCAGTCGCAAAGCGTCGCACTGGCCTCTCTGACGCCGTTTGATGCGGTCGATGGCGCGATTGCCAATGTTGAGGGCGTGACCCGTCACAAGCTATTTGAGAACGATACCGAAACTACCGATGCTAACGGACTGCCGGCACACTCCATTTCGGCAATCGTCGAGGGCGGTGATACAACAGAAATTGCAAACACGATACGAAGCACCAAGGGGCAAGGTGTATCCACGTATGGTACGACGGCGGTGATAGTTACCGACAAATACGGAAACCCCTACTCAATTCGCTTTTCTCGCCCTGTAAATGTGCCGGTTTATGTATCGATAACCCTCAAGGCGCTGACAGGTTATAGCTCTGAGGTCGGCGACGAAATCAAAGCGGCTGTGGCTGCTTATATCAATTCGCTGGCCATCGGCGACAGCGTGCTGCTCAGCCGCGTTTATTCCCCGGCTAACTTGGGCGTCGTCAGCGGCGGTAATGCACGTTATTACGACATCATGGAGCTGCTGATCGGGCGAACTGCTGAGTATGTGGCTGCGGCTAACCTGGTGGTTGCCTATGATGAGTCGGCATCCTGCAGCGTGGATAACATCGCGCTGGTGGTGACGCCATGAGCAAATACACCGACTTGATCACCAATTACCACACCGGAAAGCCCAAGTTCGTCGGGCAGGTTGATTTATCGACGCGGCCGCTGATTGATGTTTCTGCTGCTACCTCAGGGTTAATCACCGCCTTTGATGTTGATACCGCAGTCGGCAACCAACTGGATATCCTCGGCAAGTGGATCGGCGTATCCCGAGCGGTAGCGGCGCCCATTACTGGTGTTTTCTTGCAGTGGGATAAAGAGCGTGTCGGTTGGGATCAGGGAATCTGGCTGGGCCCCTATCAGTCCACTGATGCACTGACGTATCTTAGCGATGATGTCTATCGTGTGGTGCTGAAAGCCCGCATAGGTATAAACAACTGGAACGGCCAGAACGGTACATTGCCAGATATTCTGGAGACGGCGCTTGAAGGCACGGGCATAAAAATGATTATCCTGGATAACCAGGATATGTCGATATCGGTTTTAATTGTCGTGGATGATGAGTATATCATTCCGAGCATTGACCGGTTGATATTTGATTCTGCAATTAACCACGGTCCGTTTATTCCTCTACCAGAAGGATATGAACCATCTCGATACGATATAAACCCTATAGACAAACTACCTTCTGAGTTTGTCTTTGTGATTCGCGCCGGCCTGCTGACAGTTAAAGCTGCCGGGGTGCGAATAAGGGAAACAATTACACCATCCAATGGATATAAATTTTTTGGTTTCGATGTTGAAAACAACTACACGGCTGGATTTGATTCCGGCGCATGGGGAGAAAGCTTCTGATGGCTGAGAATAATTTTAAACCGTTTGCCGTTGGTGCAGGTGCAAACGTGTCCTCGCAAACAGACTGGGAAAATTTGGTAGCTCTGTCCACCGGGTTTACCGCCGGCATAGCTCGATCTGAACAGGTAAATAAAGCGCTACGACAGGGTACAGTTATGGCGAGTGTGCTGGGGCAGATAATTGCAGATCAAACTGCCGAAGACGTTTTGGATAACGGGGATACGGGCACACTAAAAACTCAGCTGCTAGCAGCACTTACCTCATTGCAAATTGATTCCGTATACCCGATTGGAGCAGTTCTATTTTTTGCTCAGAACAAAAACCCCAATACGCTTTTCCTAGGCACAACCTGGAATTATATCGGAGAAGACAAAACAATCCGTCTGGGCCTTCAGGATGGAACTGATGTGTTGACTACAGGGGGGGCGGATTCTGTGTCTTTGACCAAAGCTAATTTGCCCGCATCCTCACTGAGCATTAGCGGCACTGCAGCTTCAGTCGATTTGGGAACAAAAACTACTGACAGCCAGGGTAACCACTCACACGGCTGGGGTAGCTCAATGCAAAAACAAGGTGGTTCAGATCAGGCCGTAGGCTCCAATGGAGGTTCTGATTTTGGCACTACATCAACGAGCGGGGCACATACTCATAGTGTTGTCCTAGGTTCTCACAGCCATAGTATTTCCGGTAATACCGAAAACATGGGTAGTGGTTCCTCAGTAAATATTACCAACGCCTACGTAAAACTGATGGGCTGGTACCGTTCTGCCTGATTAATCCGGAGTACCAATAATGGCTTTATATAAAACGGGCAACCCGGTCCCGTCCTCTGCTATGCCTGACGTTTGGGATAATAACCTCGTTCAGGATGAAATCCTAAATGGCAATGAGTTGGAAGTCGAGGGCCGTACTGGGAATATGACCCTAACCTGGAAAGGTGTGTTAAAACAAAATGTTGATGCGATTGAATACACACGTCAGAACCTGATCCCGCTCAGTAAGCAGTATGCGACGCTGGCAGCGGCCCAGGCGGATATCGCTAATATTCCGGAAGGGTCATCCACGTATTATCGCAGCCCGGATGATCTGCGTCTGGCTATTGAAGTCATGAATATAAGTGGGACGCTGGAGCCAACTGGCCGCGTTATGGTGTCAAAGCTTTACATCGACGTCAGATTGCCATCCTCAAGCCGCAGTCGTCTTTATGCCGGGGTTTTTGGCGCAGACGGCACGATTTGCATCGGCGGCCGAAAATCCGACGGGAAAACGGAAATTGCTGACGGCACTGTTTTAGAGGACGTTATTGGGACGCTGCGCGTCTACACCGATATTAATACGGCAATGTCGAAAACTGCTGTTGATATGTGTTTCGTCTATATTGACGCTGATAATAACCCTGTGCTCTACGCCAACGTCAATAATGCGCCTGTTCCGGTATTTTCCATTATCACGGAAAATCAGATTACGAATAAATTTCAGCGCTCAGGATACATCGCCGGAGCCGCCGGGAAAAATGATGAGTTGCTGTATGGCAGCAGAAAATCAGACGGGGCATTTGTTACCTATCTCAGCGGGAATATTGACGAAAAAATTAAGTGGTTGGAGGAAAATTCAGGCGGCGTGATGCATGCAGTCATTGCTCACGCACACGGAAACAGCAAAACGGCAGGAACTGGAGGTACGCCGTATCCAACGCAGTTAGCAGAACTCATTGGAAATGGGTTTACTGCTGTGAATTATGGAATCGGTGGACAGCGGTCTGGTCAAATTGCTATGCGAATGGGGGCTATACCGACGTATATCACAGTCCAGGGTAATGCGATACCGGCGGCTAACAGCTCTGTCACCATCACTCAGTTTAATGGCGCCAGCGCAACGGCCGCACCAGTCTACCCCAGCTGGGATTGTCGAATCCTCAGCACCAATTCGGACAATACAACGCGTACCCTGGACGGGTGGATTTGTGGTGTTAAATGCCGCATTACCCGTACAGCCAGCGGTGCTAACGACAATACAAAAACTGAGGCGTACACGCTAACTGCGCTGGAAGGAACGGGAGTTAGATGCCTTCCTGAATCACTGTTTATCCCAGATTATGCAATGCAAGATTATTCAGACGTTGAAGCGTGGATTGACGCAGGCATTAACGATTTTCGCCCGGGAGCGACGACCTCTGCCGATTACGATGATGATGTGGCAATCATCAAATCTAATGTTGATGCTATGGTGACGTTTGCCGAGAAATCCGGCCGAAACATCCTTCTGTTTGGTTTAACTGCTGATAATTATGCCGTCGAATATTATGGCGGTATTCGCTATCCGCGCATTTTAGAACTCAATCAGTACTGGTCGCAGAAATATTCCGACTATTACGTCCGGGGGAGTAATGGTCTGGACCTTCGCGAAACGCTGGTTGCCGCCTATGACAGCAGCATCGCCCAGGATGTTACTGACTACGGTAACGATATAACGCCATCATCGCTTCGAAGCGACAACCGGCATCCAAATACGGCAGGCTATGGCATTTATGCAGCCCTTGGCTATCAATTCAGAACTAAACGAGGCTATTAATAATGGCGAGATTTTTACAATCAGATGAATCTCCCCTGGCTGGCGGCGGGAACTATTTTGAAAACGACCTGGCCATTATTCGAGGCGCTACGCTGGGACTTCTCGATTTTAGCAATGATGTTTGCTACTCCGGCGGCACACCAATTCCGGCCTACGCGAACCTGAGGAATCTGGTGTATGGTGGGACCAATGCCACCAACGGACCTAATGCCTGCACGCTGCAATCAGGCATGCTGAAGTTCGACGGCACTGAACCCAATATCAATGATTATGTGTTGCTACCAACGGGTGAGTTTTCGTTACCTGCTGGCTGTAAACGGGCGCTCGCCAGTGTCGCATTAAAACTCCCTGCATCAGGTTATGGCGCACCTGCTGCAAACCGGTACCCTCTGTTTTTTGGCCGCCTCAATAATACTTCTGCTGCCAATATTAATGTTGGTATCTGGGGGATCGTATCCACTGCCGGAGTTCTGACATCTGTACAGGGTGCATTAATGGGGTCAGTACCGGTTTCGGCCACAGCCCAGCTTGCAACACTGACAGATGGGAATGTGCATGTAGTATCCGTTTACGCTGACGGTGAAACAATGCCTGGCACGCTGATCACCAGAATTTACGTGGATAATATTTTGGTAGCAACTGCGACAAACAATGCATGGGATGGTGTGGTGCCTCAGCCGACCAACTTACCGCGCATCGGTAGCTATCCGGCAACCATTCACAGTCCGTGGGGCGGGATGACAGTAGGTCGTCCTATGCTGGTTAATCTCACAGGGAAAACAATTGTTGCGACTGATTTGATCGCCCAAGCGGTAACTTTAGCTCAAGAGTATCTCGTCTAATCAAAGCACTGCGCCTGCCATCAAAAGTGATAGGCGCAACCTCTCTTGAACTGAAACCGTTAACGGACTGTGTCGGGGCGACTGTCCGATTTGATGGCGAAAATTGGGGCAGATTTTGGGGCAAAATGGCTCTTTGGACACGATTTGGGGCAATCAAATGTCCACATTTGTCCGCATTTGTCTTGCTAGGAATTTTTGTAACCTATTGAAATGTGGTTAGACAATTGATTTTTGAAAGGAAAATTTTTTCTTGCCATAATAAAGTTAATATTTAGGCAATCACGATCAAAAAAGTTGTTCTGATTAAAGCACAGCGGCACGTTATTGCGTAAACTTTAAAAACTTTACCAACTCGCTGTTTCTTTAAGGTCATTTGTACGCTTTACTCACCGGTTGCTGCGGCGCGGTCAGAGTGGTGCGGCATATTTTGTTTGGAAAGGATACTTGGGTGGCTCTTATGATGCATGACGCTTTTTCCCTTCGCGGCCTCGCTGCAGGTTGCGCGCTGTTATTTCTTGTCGCACCTGCGGTGCAGGCTGCAGAACAACTCCCCGACGCCCCTTCGATTGACGCTCGCGCCTGGATCCTGATGGACTACGCCAGCGGGAAGGTGCTCAGCGAAGGCAATGCCGATGAAAAACTCGACCCGGCCAGTCTGACGAAGATCATGACCAGCTACGTGGTGGGGCAGGCGATAAAAGCGGGAAAAATCAAGCTCACCGATATGGTGACCGTCGGACGTGATGCCTGGGCGACCGGCAACCCGGCGCTGCGCGGCTCATCGGTGATGTTCCTCAAGCCCGGCATGCAGGTCTCGGTGGAAGATCTGAATAAAGGGGTCATTATTCAGTCCGGTAACGACGCCAGCATTGCCATTGCCGACTACGTGGCGGGCAGCCAGGACGCATTCGTCAGCCTGATGAACGGCTATGCCAAAAAAATGGGGCTGACCAACACCACCTTTATGACCGTCCACGGCCTTGATGCGCCGGGTCAGTTCAGTACCGCCCGCGATATGGCGCTGCTGACCAAAGCGATGATCCACGATGTGCCGGAAGAGTACGCGGTACATAAAGAGAAAGAGTTCACCTTCAATAAAATTCGCCAGCCGAACCGCAACCGTCTGCTGTGGAGCACCAACCTCAACGCCGATGGTGTGAAAACCGGGACCACCGCCGGGGCCGGCTATAACCTGGTCTCCTCAGCCACCCAGGGTGATATGCGTCTGATCGCCGTGGTACTGGGGACCAAAACTGACCGCATTCGCTTTAACGAGTCAGAAAAACTGCTGACCTGGGGCTTCCGCTTCTATGAAACCGTGACGCCGATTAAACCGGATGCCACCTTCGTTACCCAGCGCGTATGGTTTGGCGACAGCAGCGAAGCGAAACTGGGAGCCGGCGAGGCGGGCTCTATCACCCTGCCGAAGGGCCAGCTGAAAAACCTGAAAGCCAGCTACACCTTAAATCAGCCGCAGCTTACCGCGCCGCTGGAGAAGGGGCAGGTGGTCGGGACTATCGACTTTAAGCTGAATGATAAAACCATCGAGCAGCGCCCGCTGATCGTCATGGAGCCGGTGAAAGAGGGCGGTTTCTTCAGCCGGATGATCGACTTCGTACTGATGAAACTCCACGGCTGGTTCGGCAGCTGGTTCTCCTGA